CCCTTGGAGCGAAATGATATCTCATTTTCTTACCTCCTTCCTCCCAGTCTTCTGCTGGGCAGGGAAAATGAAAGGACAGCGGGGAGTCGAACCCCCTTCTGGCTTGTGTCCTCCTCTGTCCAAAAAAAATATAGGAAATATCAATATCTACATATCGAACCTGCCTTATACACTCTATGTTTGCTTCTCAAATTCACTCTTACATAGTAATCACTGTTATCACTTAATCTAATCATCCTGTTCATCAGACGGTCTATGAAAGAACACTTGTAAGACCCTGACAATCGAGTACTGCCTATCCTGAACTCATAACAAAATGTCTGAGTTCTAAAATAGGCAATCGCATCTAATATCTTGTCAGATAGCCATACAATCAATTTATACACCATTTTCCATACCTCCTCCCCCCCAGTCTTTGTGCTGGGTAGGGAAAATTTGAAAAGTTTTGAATCTGAGTCATAATAGAGAAAACCTTTCTTGAACAGAAATCTCAAAGTAGAAATAGCATACTCTCTATTGAAGAAAATTGTCTCAGAAAAAGGCAATAAATCAGACGGGGAAATTCCATCCCCTATCCTTGTGAGGAGGAAGTGAATCCTCCTCGATTTTGATTTCATTTTCAAAAGGGCAGGCTGGGATTTGAACCCAGCATCGGAAAGGGTTTCTCACCCTTCCCTACTCCTGGTAGGAGTCTCCCTCAAGCCTACTCCGGAGCGACCAACCTCCTTTCGACTTGAGGGAGACGGGAGCAATGTGGTCAGCCTTGCATCCCCTTCTCCCCTGCCCAAGCCCCCTGACGGAGTCGAACCGTCAGAGCCCTCAGGGGGCTCCAGCCCTTGAGGGGGCATAGGGGCTTTGCCCCTATTTTCTTGGAAGTGGGTAGAATTCTACCCACCTCTTTTTACCCTCGTATTCCACGAGGGTGTGGAGGAGCATCATGCTCCTCCTAAAATTACAGGCACACACAAGAGTAATTGTGTGTGCCTCATACCCATCGGAGTCGTTCCATGACCACTCCGATGGGGAGTGGTAGACCCCATAGGGGTAATACCCCTTAGGGTCTACGGAGATTTCCCCCTCATACTTGAGGAGGAAATCCAGAAACATCTCCCAATGTTCGGGAGATGTTTCATTTATATCCTGGATCCCATCCAGGATACTTTGAGGAAGCAATGAAATTGCTTCCTCGGGAGCCCTCTTTTCCTTCTGGGCGGCAGGGCTCTGACCGCCCTTTAAGGCCATACTTTTCATTTTTAGTTTTAGCGTATTTCATAACTTCTTTTCTTTAACAGCGTCTTCCAGCACCCGTTCAAAGTGCTGGAAGTGAAACACCGCCTCACCGTTCTCTTTTAACTCCCTAGACATCACAGCCCTGATGGGCTGGATGCCCTGTGCGATCACCTGTTGCAGTATGTTTAAAGGTAATACTGCTACCACCTCATCACACTGATGCTCTCTAAGGAGGTCTTTAACCTCCTTCCCTGATGATACAGTCTTGGAGACCTGTAATATCTTAATGGGCCCCAAGACCTGAGCAAGTGCATCGACTTGCTCGTTAGTGGGTGCGTGGCGAGAAAGCCATAACACCCTTTTAGAATTAGGGGCAAAGGGACATCTGCCCCTCTGCCACTCAGGGCAGTTGGAAGGGTAATCACAAATCCCCTCCCAGTTAGATATGCCCAGGAAATCCCTGGACACATCGATGTAATTCGTTCTGTGGGGATAACCACAGAACGGCTCCCTTTTACCTTCTTGGGCGGAGGGAGCAGAACCGCCCTCATTCATTTCGTTTTCCATTTTGATTATTCATTCATCAAGAAGGGCATCAAACAACTCTGCGAGGCAGTCATCGCAGAGTTTGCCATGTGGGATCAATATCCCACATTTTCTACATGCTCTTTTTTCCTTGGAGGAGGCAGAGCACACCCCCTTATTCATGTTTTTTGTTTCCATTTTTCAAAAGGACGGCAGGGGAATTGCACCCCTGATTTAGTTTGTCCTCATACCGCCCATAATGTGGTCAGCAATTCACTGACCACGTATCATTGCGAGGACTTCCTCACATGGAAGCCTCGCAATTTGCTCTGGGCTCTTCATTGTAGAGAAGCCCAGAGCTCGAAGAGGGACTTTCTGGTAGAAATCCCCGCCCTCTAATATGAGGAACAGGGACTTTCTACGCTTGTCCCTGCCTGCATTGTCAGAGTAGCCCCTGAGCAGGGCTACTCTGACCCGTATTTCATTCATTTTTTTCATTTTTTTACCTCCTCATGAGAAGACATCCTCCAGTTTTATCCTGAACTTAGACAGTTCGGGATGATAATGCATATAATACCTGAAAAAATCTTCAGGCCTAAGGTATGAATGATTAGCGTATTCCTGCCTAATTCTCTGAATGGCAAGAATACGCTTTTTGGCATATTCTCTTTTACACGAGTCCAACCAATCTGGATTGGACTCGATAGCCCTGAGACCAATGCTCAAGGCTTTAGAAATGATACTCTGAACTTGATACGGCTCAAGGTTTTTGAACTTATCAGGGATGGGAAGTGGAAAAGAATAACCATTTACTGCGAACCTGACTATCGGATTGGTAGAATCCATTTTGAATCCATTAAGAAATAAGAAAAAAAGGATTAAGCAAGGTTTTTAAGTAACCTTGCCAGATTCTTTGCATTATTCCCCCAGAAGTTTATACTTCTGAGGGACTCTAAAGGATAATTTGTCTGGTTGAATTGTCTCCTAATAGCCTCTTTTTGACTATCGGTCAACTTAATTCCAACTGTTTCAATACTTCTCATCTTTTTCTCTGGGTCTCCAATCTTCACTCTCATTTTACTCGCCAACTGGTTTAAAACCTTGCAGGAAATTTCTATCTCTTTTTTAGCGATAGAGATTTCCCCTTTGACGAGATTAGCAATCTCGTCAATTCCGAAATTTTTTTCATTCATTTTTTTTTCACCTCCTTTTGTTTTTTATATATCATATACTTATTATACATACATATATAAATACTTATCGGTTCTATAATTCTTTATAGTTCCTTTATGTTATGCAGTATATCGATTTCTATGATTTCAGAAATTTCAGAATTTCAGAGATGAATCGAGTTTGGATCGGTAGTCTCACCCCCCTATATAGATGTTAAGTTTTTACCTCCCAAATAGATGTTAAGTTTTTCACTCTCCTATACAAATATTAAGTCTTATACATAGATATTAAGTCTTCATTCTAATACACATCTAACATAAATAGTAACTTTAGAAAATTCTAATGTTGCTATTTATAGAGCGATGCATATAAATTATAACATGAGGGACTACTGCACAATCTGTCAGCGCACGACAGAATTCGAGGAACTCGACGGCACGCCATTAGTAAAATGCACGGAGTGTGGCAGTATATTCATGGACATCATACAGGAGATTCCATCTGAGCATCTGGTGGTTAATTATAAAAACGGGAGGCTCTCAGAGTGGAACGACCTTGTTGTCCACCGGGAAACCGGGGAGATAACCTAAGGGACTTTAGAAAATTCTAATGTCAGAAAATGCTCACGATAGACGACTTATGCGAACGGACAGGCATGACGCTCAAGGAATTTGTGAATAGGGGAGCCACGGATTTCAAGTTCTGGGTCGAGAGTTTATTCAATCTCGAAATCAAGGACTTCCACCTTGAGTGGGTCAAGATGTTCTATAACAATAGGCGCAGTTGTGTCATCGCCCCAAGAAGTCACGGGAAGTCTACAGTGCTGGCAGTCCTCTTTCACCTCTGGATGGCATTCTACGAGGAAAACAAGAACTTCATGATTGTATCCCACAACCTCCCACTATCAACCTCACACATAAGGAACATGAGGAACATGATTATGGATGTCGAGCTCCTGACAGCGAGGCTCGTTCCAGATGACAGGAAGAGGTCGTGGACGAAGACCGAGATTGAAACTGCAACGGGGTGTAAAATCTTCTGCAAGCCATACTCGGACAATGTAAGGGGCTACGCTGCCCTTCACTATTGCCTCATTGACGAGGCATCATACCTGGAAGACCATGCCATCTACTATCGAGCAATCCTCCCAATGTTGTCACATCACGATGGGAACTTGCTACTAATAGGAACTCCGAAGACAGAGTATGACCTGTTAGCCAAGGCACAGCTCCCAAACTCGGGCTTCAATGTTAAGGTCTACCCTGCAGTAGACGACAACGGAAATCCCCTGTGGCCAGAACGCTTCCCGATGTCCAAACTTGAGAGACTAAAGAAGGAACTTGGTGAAGTTGCTTATGCGAGGGAATACTTATGCACACTAAGGGGGAGCGAAGAGCGGGCAATTCCCCCCGAAGTGCTAACAAGGGGCATGGACGAAAACATGAGAATGGAGAATCACGGTGAGCAGGGTGGGGAATACTTCATCGGGGTCGACCTCGCTGCATCCCCAATAGGCGACTACACCGTATTCGCAGTGGTGAAAAAAGTCAGGAACAACATTATCCTATCGAGGCTGGAGAGATACAGAGGAGTTGAATACAAGTCCCAATGCAGACTACTCTCAAGCCTATACTCAAGGTTCAGACCCCGCTCCGTCATAGTCGACAAGTCCTCCTTCGGTGATATGCTGATAAACGAACTCAGGGTCGAATTCGGCATCCCCTGTCAGGGCTTCCTATTTACACCACAAGGCCGCTACATGATACTCACCAAACTCATAAACACGATGATTGATGGCAGGCTCGTAATCCCGAGGGACATGAACGACCCCTACACAATGTCAATGACCGACGTCCTGATCAAGGAGCTATCAGGCCTCTATCCGGACAGAACAAAGACTGGCATGGATACATACAAGACAGTCACCAAGCACGATGACGTGCTGATAGCCCTCGCATTGGCACTCCACGCCGCAGAAAACATCAAAACAGCCCAGATCTACATCAGGAGCATATAGCATCACTACACCACTAACCCCTTTGCCACTTTTAGATAGCGCCCCAGTTTGTGCCCCCACTCCCGAGTTTGCCCGAACCCTTCCACCCCTGCTCCTTAATAAATATATCGTACCGACGTGTAGCTTATTTAGTGCTACTTATTGAGTGCTTTTTTTGTGCTATTTGCTCGATGTTATTTATAGGGCGATGTTAATAATTTAAATTGGAATGAAATTTCTTGGTTTTGAACTCAGGAGGACAAAGTCAGACAAACTCGCTACACCGAGAGCCATCGGACTTGAAACAGGCGAGGAGATGAAGCGTGTTTCCCCGAGGGAGCTTGAACTTGCCTATGCTACTGACCCTATCCTGTTTAATGGTGTTAATATCTATGTCGAGGTGATGCTTTCGTGCAGTCCCGAGATAATTGCATCGAATGAGAAGGAACAGAGATACATGGATGAGTGGGCACATCGGGTTAAATTCAAACTCAGGGTTTTGCCGAAGATTGTTCAGCATTGCTGCATATATGGTAATGCGTGGACAGAGATTTGTTATTCCAAGAAAATTAAAGATGAGATTGTGAAGTTATCTACGAGAGATCCCAAGTATATGGATTTTAGGAGGTCTTCATTGAATAACAGGATAATCTTTGATAAGTTTGGTGAGCCTAAGGAGTATGTGCAGTATCTTGAGTTTGATATGCCTGAGCAACCCAATGAAATATATCAGAATGGAATGAGGGCAATCATCATTCCAAAGGAGAAAATTGCCCATACAACATTCCTGACAGTTGGTGACTCGTATTATGGGATTGGTTTGATTGAGCCATGTATGAATGCAACACTCGGGAAGAACAATGCACAGAAGGGATTTACGCATTCTATATTCAGATTAGGATTCCCGTTATTGGGTCTGAAAGTCGGGAATGACCAGGTGTTTCCAACACCGGAAATGATAGATAAGGCAGTCGAGGAATTCAAGAATGTAAATGAGAGGACGTTAGTTGGCTACCCACATTATGTTGAACCGAAGATAATTGAGTCAAGTATGCGTGCAGATAAACTCAGGGATGATATAAGGCACTTTACGAGTGAGCAGATTTCTGGTATGGGAGTTCCTTCAGCACTTGTAACAGGTTCTGGTGAGGATGTCAATCGTGCAGTCCTTGATACCATGCTAACTCTGTTTTATCAGAAAATCAGGATGTTCCAGGAGTCAATATCTTCGTCCCTCGAAGAGCAACTATTTGTGAAGATATACGAGGACAAGAACTTTGATGATATACCTCGTCTTGAATGGAGGGAGTCATCAATCGAGACATTAACAGCAAAATCCGAGAGGCTTGAGAAGTATGTTAAGGTTGGATTGTTGAAGCCTTATCCCGAACTTGAGGATGAAATAAAGAAGTGGGAGAGGTTACC